GCTGGCTGCGACAGAAATTCAGGCACATCAGGGACTGAATCACGCTGCCCGCTTCGACCCAACCCTGACCTGACCCGCCGCCCCCTCTCCCGCCGGGAGGGGGGGGTAAAACCGAAATGCGCAAAAACGGCCCGTAGAGCGATTTTTTTGCCGGGTGGCTACCACAGTACCACCCGCCCCCAAAAAACCGCTTCCAGCCCCCCGCTATAACGCGCTATAACGGTGTCCGCGGGCGACCCTGACCCGCCTTCGGGACGGGCTGGCAAAAATCCCCGCATTCGCCCCCATCAACTTATAACTCGCGTTAGTTATCCACAGGCCGGATCCCGCGCACACTGCGCGGCATGACTTACGGCCATCCCTCGCTCATTGCCGCTCACGCCGCCGCCGGGCTCAGGCTCGCGCGCCACGCCATTTCCCTGCCTCTTCCTCCTGCCGACGCTAACGAGGCGTCCTTCACCCCGCCGGAGTGGGTGCATCTCATCCCGGCGGGGACTTTCTCCGGGCGGGACGGACGCGGGCCCTACACGCTGGATGCCCAGGCGGTGATCGACACCTTTGCCGCCAACGGCGCAGACCTGCCCATCGACTACGATCACCAGTCGCTCACCGCCGACGAGAAGGCCGGGCCGGTGCCCGCCGCCGGCTGGATCAAGGAACTGCAAACCCGCGAGGACGGCATCTGGGCGCGGGTGGAGTGGACGCCGCGCGCCAGCGAATTGCTCGCGCATAAAGAATACCGCTACCTCTCGCCGGTTTTTCGCTACCAGGCCAAGGATGGCCGCGTGGTGGCGCTGACCGGCGCGGGGCTGACCCACAACCCCAATCTCTACCTGCAAGCCGCAGCCTCACGAAAGGAGAGCCACACCATGACCCTACCCGAGAAGATCGCCGCCCTGCTGGGCGTGCCTGCCGAATGCACCGAAGACGAGGCGGCAGCCGCCTGTCAGCAACTGCTCGACAAGATCGAGGCCGCCGAGGCGGCCCATGCCCGCCAGCCCGACCCGGCCCAGTATGTGCCGGTGGCCCTGCACAAACAGGTGGCCGACCAGCTCGCCGCCTTGCAGGCCGACCTCGCCCGCCGCGAGGCCGAGGCTGCGGTGGAAGCCGCGATGAGCGCCCGCAAGGTCAGCCCCGGCATGAAGGAATGGGCGCTGGCCTACGCCAGCCGTGATCTCGAGGGCTTCCGGGCCTTCGCCGCCGCCGCGCCAGAGATCGTGCTTGAGGGCGCGCATCGTCGCACCGAATCCGCGCACGGTGCGGTACTCACCGACGAAGACCGCCTCGCCGCCAAGCTGCTCGGCATGACCGAGGAGGCGTTCGCCCAAGCCAAACAACTCAATACTAAGGAGTAATCTGACATGGCCATCATCACCCCCGCACTGATTTCTTCCCTGCGCACCGGCTTTTCCAAAGCCTTCCAGGATGCGCTGACCGCCACGCCCACTGACTGGGCGAAGGTCGCCACGCGCGTGCCGTCGAGTTCGTCCAGCAACACCTACGGCTGGCTCAACCAGTTCCCGACCCTGCGCGAATGGGTGGGCGACCGCGTGCTGAAAGACATGGCGGCGCAAGCCTACCAGGTGCAAAACAAGCTCTACGAGGGCACGGTCTCGGTCAAGCGCACCGACATCGAGGATGACAACGTGGGCGTCTATACCCCGCTGTTCGCCGAGATGGGCCGCGCCGCCGCCACCCACCCCGATCAGCTGGTGTTCGGCCTCTTGAAGACCGCGCACACCGTCAACTGCTACGACGGTCAATACTTCTTCGACACCGACCACCCGGTCTACCCAAACGTGGACGGCACCGGCACGGCGGCTACCGTCAGCAACGTGCAAGCGGGCACGGGTGAGGCATGGTATTTGCTTGACACCAGCCGCGCGCTCAAGCCCTTCATCTTCCAGGAGCGCACCACGCCGGAGCTGGAGGCGCTGACCTCCACGCAGGACGAAGGCGTGTTCATGCGCGACGAATACCGCTACGGCATCCGCTACCGCTGCAACGCGGGCCTGGGCTTCTGGCAGATGGCGTACAAGAGCCAGGCGACGCTGGACGCGACCAACTTCAACGCCGCGCTGACCGCCATGCAGTCGCAGAAAGCCGACGGCGGGCGTCCGCTGGGCATCAAGCCCACCGTGCTGGTGGTGCCGCCCAGCCTGCGCGCTGCGGCCATCGAGATCGTCAAGAACGAGCGGCTCGCCAACGGGGCAAGCAACCCCAACTTCGGCGTGGTCGATCTGATCGTCTCGCCGTGGCTGGTGTAAGGGGGCGGCCATGATGTTTGACGAGATCAAGGCGCTGGTGACGCTGGGCGCGCGCGTCTCGCTGGAGGCCCACGCGCTCACCACCCCGCAGTGGGTGGAGCTTGCCGCGCGCGCCGCGCAGACCGGATCTGGCCTGACCGTCCGCCGCGCCGAGAAACTCACCCATGGCCTGCGCAAGCAGCTGGCCGAAGTGGCGGGCAGCGCGGTCACGTTTGAAATAGGAGTATGACAATGGCTACGAAGAAGACTGAATCCCCGTCCACCGTGCGCCTGTACGTGCGCACCTTGCCCGCGCACAACAACTATCCGCGCTACCGCGCGGGCCTGGGCCCCTTCCGCCGCGAGCCGGTGGAGATCGAAGTCACGCCGGAACAGGCCGAGGCGCTCAAGGCCGACCCCATGCTGGCGGTGGCCGAGGCGGGCGGAGAGTAGCGCATGCCCTATGCCACGCCTGCCGATCTCGCGGTGCGCTTTGGGGCCGACCGGCTCATCGAGCTGACCGACCGCGACCGCGACGGCTTCGGCGACGATCCGCAGATCGCGCAGGCGCTCCTGGATGCCAGCCTCGAGATCGACGGCTATCTGGCCGCGCGTTACCAGCTGCCGCTGCCGACCGTGCCAGCCCTGCTTGCACGGATTGCATGCGACATCGCGATCTACCGGCTGCTGTCGCTGCGCCGCATGGGCGACATCGAGGATGCGCGCCGCCGCTACGAGGATGCCCGCCGCCTGCTGGAAAACCTCGCCAAAGGCGTGGTGGCGCTGGGGCTGCCTGCCGATCTGCCCGACCCTGAGCAGCCGCAGCCGAGCCTGGCCGCGGCCAGCGTGGGCAGCCCGCGCGTGATGGGCCGCGATGCGACGGTGGGTTACTGATGCTGCTCGCGATCGAAAGCGCCATCGTCGATCGGCTTAAAGCAGCGCTCGCACCGCTGCCGGTCGAGGCACTGCCCAGCCGCGGCTACCGCTTCAGCCACGCCAAGGGCGCAGCGGTAGTGACGCTCACCGACATCGCCGCCGGGGGCGTGGAGGATACCGGCGCATCGGTGCAGGGCGCGGCAGTGACCATCGAGGCGGCGCTGTTTGCCCGCTCCCTGCGCGACGGCGCGGGGGTCTGGGATCTGTTCGAGGCGGCGCGCCGCGCGCTGCATTCATACAAGCCAGCGCCTGGCTGCACGCCGTTGCGCCTGCTCTCGGCAAGGCTTGCCGATGGCGAAGCCGACACCTGGGTGCTGATGACGCGCTGGCAGACGCTGGTGCCCATGGCACCCGATCTGGACTATGACGGCGGGCCGCTGTTGACCCGCGTGACTTTTGAAGGAGATGACTGATGGCGACATACACCTACACCGGCCCGTTGACGAGCTTCACGCTCGCCGACGGGCGCGACGTGATCCTGACCCCCGGCGGGCAAGTCGATCTGCCCGACTGCGACGTGGTGACCACGCTCAAGTCGCTGGGCCGCCTGGTCGATGTGCCGCAGCCTGCTGCCCAACCGAAACCGAAGAAGGGAGGCGGGGAGTGAACGCCACCGAAGCCAAGGCCCGGCTCTTCGACATCGAGCGGGAAAGCCGCGCCCATCTGGAGACATTGCGGCAAGCCGCGCGCCTGGCGCGCGAGGCCGTCCTGGAAAACGCCAGCCTCTCTGCGCCGGACTTCGAGATCTACAACGCCGGACTGATGCTGGACAAGGTGGCGCTGCTCGCCGCCCAGGGCATCCGGGCGCGCGATTGCCTGCGCCAGCTTGCCGCCGAGCGCGACCGGCTGACTACTTATCTGGAAACCCTGAAAGGAGACTGAACCATGCCCGCCAACTTCCTGCACGGCGTCGAGACCATCGAGATCGACAAAGGCCCGCGCCCCATCCGCCAGGTCAAGACCGCCGTCGTGGGCCTGATCGGCACCGCGCCGACCGGCCCGATCAATACCCCGACCATCGTGCTGTCTGAAAAGGACGCCGGGCAGTTCGGCTCCATCACGGACGCCAACAGCGCCGGGCACTCCATCCCGCAAGCGCTCGATGCGATCTTCGACCACGGCGCGGGCACGGTGATCGTCATCAACGTGTTCGACCCCGCCATCCACACCGTGACCGGAGAGTCGGGCAAGACGCCGATCGCCGCCTCGGACATCATCGGCGCGGTGACGGCTTCGGGCGCGCGCACCGGCTTGAAGGCGCTCGACGACACCTATTCGCTGTTCGGCTTCAACGCGAAAATCCTGATCGCGCCGGGCTATGCCACCTTGAACGCGGTGACCACCGAGCTGATCGCCATGGCCGACAAGCTGCGCGCGGTGGCGCTGATCGACGCACCGGCGGGCCTGACCGTGCAGCAGGCGATCCAGGGCCGCGGCACCTCGGGCACGATCAACTTCAACACCAGCAACCCGCGCGCGGTGCTGTGCTATCCGCACCTGAAGGTCTACGACCCGCGCACCAACAGCGAGCGGCTGGAGCCCTTCTCCGCGCGTCTGGCCGGCGTGATGTGCAAGACCGACATGGAGCAGGGCTACTGGTGGAGCCCGTCGAACCATGAAATCAGCGGCATCGTGGGGGTGGAGCGGCCCATCACCGCGCGTGTGAACGATCCGCAGTCCGAGGCCAATGCGCTCAACGAGGCGGGCATCGTGACGGTGTTCAACTCGTTCGGCACCGGCTACCGCGTCTGGGGCAACCGATCCGCTGCGTGGCCCTCTGTGTCCCACCCCAAGAACTTCATCAACGTGCGGCGCACCGCCGACGTGCTGCACGAGTCGGTCGAATACGCCATGCTGCAATTCATCGACCGCCCGATCAATGACGCGCTCATTGATGACATTCGCGGATCGGTCAATGCCTTCATCCGCACGCTGGTCGGGCGCGGGGCGCTGATCGACGGCAGCTGCACCTACGACCCGGCGAAGAACCCGCCGACGGAACTTGCCAGCGGGCATCTGACCTTCGACCTGACCTTCATGCCGCCGACGCCGGCCGAGCGGATCAGCTTCGAATCCTTCATCGACATCAACCTGCTGCGCGGCCTGGGCGGCCAGCAATAAGGAGAGTGAGCCATGGCGAAAATCGAAATCCACCGCATCACCAACGCCAACATCTATCTGGACGGGCAATCGCTGCTGGGCCGCGCCGAAGAGGTGCAGCTGCCGAGCATCAAGACCAAGATGGTCGAGCACAAGGCGCTGGGCATGGTCGGCACCATCGAAGCCTTCGCGGGCTTCGAAAAGCTCGAAGGCAAGATCAAGTGGGCGAGCTTCTATGCCGACGTGCTGAAGAAAGCCGCCAACCCGTTCAAGGCCGTGCAGCTTCAGGTGCGCGGCTCCATGCCCATCCTCATCGGCGGCTCGGTCAACCGCGAAGCGCCCGTCGTGGCAATCCTCACGGTGGTTTTCAAGAGCCTGCCGGGCGGCGCGTTCAAGCAGCACGAAAACGTCGAGCTCGAGACCGAGTTCACCGCCTACTACATGAAGCTCACCGTCGACGGCCAGGACGTGACCGAGATCGACGTGCTGGAGAACATCTACAAGGCCGGTGGCGTCTCGCTGCTCGATCAGTACAACGCCAACATCGGGGGGTGACATGCGGCTCGATTGGGAGTGCGTGCGCGCCATCCTGACGGCGCTGGAGGACCTGCCCGAACAGGACGGGCGGCTCATGCCCGGCGATGTGCCGGGCTGGGCCTGGCAGGTGGTGTCGTACCAC